ATGATGATAGTAATGGCGGTGTTGGTCAACAAAGTCAAGAAGCCCAAAGAAATTCCGGTGGTAAAATTAGAAAACCTGGTATTGATAATCCTGCATGGACAAGGAAAAGTAATTAATGGCAGAAAAGGCTTTTGAAAATAACAATAAAACGGTCAGTCCTAATCATCAAACATTAGGCGGTCAAAAACCAAAGATTAATGCTGAGGTGAAATATGCAGATTCACCGGCAGTAAAACCAGACGAATCAAAAAGTTTATCAGACGCTAGAGATAAGTTTGCACCTAATGCAGACAAGCCAACTTCTGCAGCTGCTGAAAAAGGTCAAACTGACTTACCGCAATTAATGAAACAAATTGATCCTCAAGGTAAGGCTCAAGTTCTACCGCAAATGTATCCTCAGTTGATGCAGATGACTAATATCCTTGGTATGGGCAGTGGAATGATGGGTGGTATGGGTTCTGGCGGTTCAGGTCAAAACACACCACAAGGTATTCTTGATAGCACCGATCCAGTGCCTGCAGGTATTATAACTGTAATAAATGATTCGTTTACTGGCGCTTTGGCTTTATTATCATTGAAGTATGGGTTCGAAAGAGTAATAGAAGTTTTCACAACCCTTTTGGACAATGGCGGTATTGATGAAGTCGATGACAGATTTCAAGAAATTGTTAAGAATTCTATAGCCAATCTAATTAAAGTTGCATTATATTATGGACCATTGAATATTCCTGTATCGGTATACGATGAAACAATTTATGGCGATATTGTTCCAAGTCCTTTGATTGCAACAAGCGAAGTTCCTGACGGTTATATTAAACAGTATTATCAAATTGCTCTTGACCCATATCCAGGTTATATAGAATGGTTGTCGCCAGACAAAACCGAAAAAGTTTATACCAGAAGAGAACCTGGAACATTTGTGTATACCACGCCAAACGAAGAAACTTATTCTTTGTCTGAAATTGAAATAGCTACTGATCTGAAGCCATATATTTGGGTTCAGAATCCGCAGCCAATATTAACAATAGAAATATTGAATTATATATTAGCTAAACAAGTAGTAAACGTTGAAGATAATATAACAAACAACAATATGGGCAATAACGCTAATCAAAACAACAGTAGTGGCGGGAGCATGGGAGGACAGTTACAGTCTCTTATGCAAATGCTTACTTCTCAGCAATTACCAAAATCTGTATTGAACCAAGGCGATATACAAAAGACATTGAATCAATATACTAAAGATATGACTTTTAATAATCAGTTGTTTGAAATGGGTAATCAAGCCATGGGTGGTGGCGTCGGCGGCGCTCTAGGTTCATTAGGTAATATGGGTGGCATTTCAAATATCATGAGCGGATTTGGTTCTGGTGGTGGAGGTATTGGAGGAGTGCTTGGTAACATGGGTGGTGGTAATCTACTCGGTAGTTTTGGTGGTTTTGGTGGCGGATCCGGCGGCGGTGGTGGTGGAGCTGGTAGTGGTTTCCCAGGAGCTTCTGGCGGCGGATATTATGCTGGTGGCGATGTAACTGAAACAGGCAAGAAAAATATTTCTCAGATGTTAACATTGTTAGGTGTAAGTTAATGGTAGATCATAACAAAAAAGTTCCAAAATCAGCATTAGATGAGAATGACATTGAACCAAAGTATGGTTACGTTCATGGCGAATGGGACGCTCTTGGAGGACATCATCTAACATACCGCAATCCAGATGAACATGAAAAGTCGTATTCAGAATCATTGACCCCAAGCGGTAGTTATCAAATAACGCACCACGATCAAGATAAAAAAGAAATTCATACTTCAGTAAATCCCGGCGAACATAGAGGTTATGTTGGCGGTGGTAAGTCAGTTCAAGTAGATGGTCATTTTGATCACAATGGCGAAAAGACTGGTAGAATGGAACATGGCGATGACTTTGGTCATGTTGCTGGTAAAAACTATTACAGAGGAACTGGTAAAAAAGAATTTAAGATGTCTGGAGATTCCAGATACAACGGTGTTCAGCAAGGTTCAGCGCCAGTTCATTGTAATGTTGATGCAGGAACCAATCGTCATAGAGTAAAGGGTGATAGATTTAACGCCACTGAAGGCGATTATGTATCTATGGGTGAAAAGAAAAAGATCGAAGTGTTCCAGAAAGACGTTTCGTTGTATGCTGGAGCCAATTACGACAACTATGTTAGCGAAAAAGGTAAAATAGAAACAGGTAGCACTATGATGGTGCAGACTGGTTCAACAGCTACCATTAATTCCGCTTCAGATGCTTTTGTTAAGGCAGCAACTGATATTACAATAGATGCTGGATCTAAGGTAACTATAAAGGTTGGTGGTTCTAGTATTGTTATAGAAAGCGGCACCATAACAATTAAATCTGCATCTATTAAGTTTGAGCAAGGTTAAATAGTATATGCAAGCACATAGACAAGATGACCAAAGATCTTGTGGGGCTACTACAGTGGTTAGTGGTCAGAGTTTTGTCACTATTGATAACAAATTATGGGCAGTAGAAAACGATCAAAACACTCATGGGGCAGGTGGGTTAATCGCCAGTAAATCATATATTACAATTGGCGGTAAAAAAATAATAGTTGTGACTGATAGCGCCAATCCAGATAATTTATGTCCAACGGCTGGAGGAGAACATTGTAATCCAAAGGCTTCATCCGGAAGTAGCTTAGTAGACGTAGGATAAAAATGGCATTAACAAGAGCAGACACCTTTACAGGTTCAAAAAAACAAATTGAATACTTTTCAGATTTTATGACAAGTTTTGCAAAAACACCAGTAGGCAATCAGTTAGCAAGAGTTACTAACGAGCATGCTGTTATGCAATCTCTGAAAAATCTTATACGAACTAATCTAGGCGAAAGACTATTTCAGCCTACGGTTGGCTCTGATGTCATGGCAACTTTGTTCGAACTCAATACCGATGAAGCTAGAGATTCTTTGGAATTGTTTATAAACAACACAGTTGAAAACAATGAACCTAGAGTTAATCTTTTACAAACTATTGTAAATACTGATAACATTAATGAAAACCAAATAGAAATAACATTAATTTATAATCTAATAAATAATCCAACAGAGTTAACTCTTAACTTAGTACTAAAAAGAGTCCGATAAATGGCAAATAGTTCACTTAATCTATCGTCTTTAGACTTCGATACTCTTAAGAGTAATTTTAAAGAATTCCTTAAGACACAATCAGCATTCAAAGATTATAATTTTGACGGCTCAAACATCAACGTTCTACTTGATGTTATGTCATATAATTCATTTTTGAATTCATTCTATTTGAATATGGTTGCATCTGAGATGTTTTTGGACTCCGCTCAGAAAATCGATTCTGTTATTTCACACGCCAAAGAATTGAACTATATTCCAAGAAGCGCACATTGCGCTGTTGCTAATATTACATTCACTGTAGAAACCACTGGTCTAACATCAAACAAATTAACTCTACCAAAAGGCACTAGATTTACTGGTTATAATTCCAATGGATCATATACCTTTGTTACCGATCTTTCACAGACATTTGTTTCTTCGAATAACACATATTTGGTTGATAACATCCAAGTAAACGAAGGAACATATTTCTCAGATTCTTTTGTTGTAGATTATGATATAGAAAATCAAAAATTCACATTATCTAATGAAAATGTTGATACATCAAGTTTAACAGTTTATGTTGCTGAAAATGGTTCTAATACAGAATATACTTACGCTTCTACGCTTTTTGGTTTGAACGACATTTCTACAGTTTACTTTATTCAAGCTGTTGAAGGCGGGAAATATGAAATAAAGTTTGGCGATGGTTTATTTGGTAAGAAACCTATTAATGGTGCTTCTATCAACGTTGATTACATTGTAACAAATGGTTCAGACGGTAATGGCGTAGAAAATTTCGTATTATCTGATAACATTGGACCAGGTAATGGCGGCGAGGCCACTGCTTCAGATATTACAGTTATTACTAGTTCTATACAAGGTGCAAATCAAGAAAGCATTGAGAATATAAGATTTAATGCTCCAAGATATTATGCTACACAACAAAGAGCAGTTTCTGTAGATGACTATTATTCATTAGTACGTGCTGAGTTTGGTGGTGCGGTGGACGACGTTATTATTTACGGCGGTCAAGACTTAGAACCAAAACTATATGGAAGAGTTATTGTATCTATTAAACCAACGGCATCAATAACTGCTTCGTCTTTATTGAAAAATGATATTATCAATTATTTGCAAGATTATATAGCATTACCAAATAGAATTATAGTTACAGATCCTGAATATTTCTATATTGATGTTACTACAACTGTTCAGTTTAATTCTAAACTAACAACAAAATATTCTACTGAAATTAAAAGTATGATTCTAGATGGAATAATAAATTTCAGTAAAGATCATTTGGAAAAATTTGGCAATGATTTTAGATATAGTAGATTCGTTACTCATATTGATTCGTTAGATCAAAGTATAACTAGTAACGATACACGTGTTAAAATCGTTAAAAGATTAACTCCGAAATTACTATTTGCTACTTCTTTTGATATAAGATTTAATAATGGCGCCGAACAAGAAGGATATTATAATGGTGTCGCTTATCCTGACGAAAGAGTTTTGGGAAGCACATCGTTCTCATACGTAGACGAAGATGATAATATCTATCCTAATTGCTATTTGGAAGATGACGCTGTTGGAAATGTTATTGTTTATACTTATTTGAAAGGCGTAAGAACAGTTCTTAAAGCTGATATAGGAACTATCGATTATAACACTGGTATGGTAACAATATCAAATCTTAAGACTGCAGATTATGATGGGTATATAGAATTGTCTTTGACTACTAAGAATAAAGATATTATTGCATCAAAGAATGTTGTGCTTTTGATCGATCCAGTAGATGTTAATATAGAAATTATAGAAACAATAAAGTAAAATGGATTTAACAATAGAAAAAACAATCTCGAATTTTGTTCAAAATCAGTTCCCCCAATTCTACCAAGAAGAGGGTGAAAACTTCATTTTGTTCGTAAAGACTTACTTTGAGTGGATGGAACAAGAAGGCCAGCCAATTAAAGAAGCTAGAGAATTATTTGAATATAGAGATATTGACACCACCATTGAAAGATTTCTGGAGTATTTTCAGAAAAAATATCTTTATGGCATTCCGTTTAATATCATTGCTAATAAAAGATTTCTATTAAAACATATTCTAGATGTTTATCGTTCTAAGGGAACTATACAAGGTTATAAACTATTATTTAAATTGGTTTATAACGAAAACGTAGATATTTACTTACCAGGCCAAGATGTTTTAAGAGTTTCTGACGGTAAATGGGTTGAACCAAAATACCTAGAAATAACTTGGAGTCCTGTATTAGAGGATCTGATTGGTAAAACAATATACGGCATTTCTTCTCATACTACAGCAGTAGTTGAAAGAATTGTAAAAGAACATTTCAACAAAAATGAAATATATGTTATGTATATTAACCATGTTGCTCCAAAAGGCGGAGACTTCATCGTTGCTGAAAAAATAGTTGATGAGAGATATAAAACAGATTCTAATTTGATTGGTCTATCCCCAACAATTCTAGGCTCTCTTGATAGATTAGATGTTTTCAACAGTGGAAATTCATTTAACGTTGGTGACATTTTAAAAATAGCATATAAAGATCCAGATACTAATGAAGTTGATTCGTTCGGCGATCAAGGATTAATAGTTGTTACATCCTTGTTTCGTGGTTATGGTTCTCTTAACTTTAATATTAAGAACGGTGGGTTTGGCTTTGCTGCTAATGCTGCCATCTTCTTGTATAAAAATATATTAGATCAAACAGGTCAGGGTGCTAGTTTTAATATTAAATTGGCTGACGTAAAGTCTTTGACATATAATACTGATTTATTTTTAGATTATCAAGACCTTCAATTAAACGAAATTTATGGGTTCTACAAATACCCAAACGCTAATGCTTCTTCCACCTTAGATGAGTGTTTTAGTTATGAAACTAATAGTTTCGGAAGAATTGCAGCCCTTACAAACGTTTTGGCTGGTAACGGATATATTGCGCCCGCAAACGTATTCGTTAGATCAACTTTTATGTCTAAAAATATTCCAGGTAAATTGACTTGGTATAATAGCAACGATTTTGTTAATGCGTATTCCAGTCAAGTATATGTCAATACTTCTTATATTTCTAGTAATGTAATTCTTATACCTAATGCTTTAAAACATTATGACGCTAATGCTTATGTTGATTATATTGTTCCAGCAGGTAATACAGCAATAACCGGATTGACAGCAAATACTAGATATTATGTAAAAACAACTAACTCAATTGGTATTACATTGAGCGCAACACAGGGCGGCGCTGAATTAAGTATTACTACTGCTGTTGCTGCTAATACTACAGAAAGACATTCGTTTATAACAAAGGCTTTAACAAGAAGTTTTTATGCAAATACTACTTCAGTAAATAATTCAGCCTATTCTATTCTGTTAACAAATGCCAATACATATTTTTACCCAGACGATTACGTTTATTACCTAGTTCCTAGCGGAAATACAGGTATAATTGGTCTCACACCAAATTCTTTTTATTACGTTGAAAGTTCTAATTCTACTGCAATAACATTAAGCGATACATTTACTGGTAACTCAGATCCTATTGAAATATCAACTAGTGTTATATTAGCTGGTGAAACTCATTACTTATTAAACGATACTTTACGTAACACTTATCCATACGTTAATGGATTTATAACATCAGTTTATGCTAATACTACATCGATTAATAATACTAGTTATGCGTTCAAAATAGCAAATGCTGATTTGTATTTTGCAGTCAACGATAGAGTATATTACGACGTTCCGGCTGGTAATACAGCCATAGCTAATCTATCAGCAAATTCTGTGCTTTATATTAAGACTACCAATTCATCAGCTATTACTTTAAGTAATTCAGCTGGTGGTCCGGTAATTCAAATATATACAGGGTCTTCTGTTGCTGCAGAAAAACATTTTATCAAAACAGCCAAATTCAGTAAATATTTTGCCAACGACGATATTATCTATCTTCAAGCAAATAGCTCAAATGCAAACACTTTAGAGTTGGCTGTTATCAGAAACATAATAAGCGATGTTTCAATACAATTGTATGGTTTCACAAATAATAGTTCTACTTCTAGTTCTTTGTATGGTAGATCTGTTGTTATTATGCCAGCGCAGTTTGACGATTCTGAATATTCTGGTAGAAATAAGACAACTGGTAGTTCTGATATTTTCAGTATTCTATCTTACACATATAGTACTTTAGATTACACTAATCTAGCTAATATTATGAAAAGACTAGATGGCACAATTAATGGCATAAATGATAATATTGAAGCTCTGAACTCTAGTGGTAATAATATCGTAGAAAAAGTTACTGCTATTAATTCCGGAAAGGGTTACGTTGAGGGTGAATCTGTTCATGCTTATCGTTATGGAATTCTACAAGTCCCAACAGTTGTTAAAGCTGGTAGAGGATATGTTAACGGTGATACCATTGTTTTCACTGGAGGCGTTACAGAAAACCCAGCAAGAGGTTCTATTCTAACAAATTCTCAAGGCAATGTTGTTTCAGTTAATACTTCTGAAGGCGCTTGGTATGGCGGCGTTGGTTATAATTCATTACCTGAAATGACAATCAGATCCGTGAACAGCGCAGCAAACGGCGCTATTCTATCTACCAAATATATACCATTCGACACAGCTAATGAAATTAGAGGACTAGTAAGAAAAGGTGGTATTGGTAGAGGTATTGGTTATTGGGCTACAACTGACAGTCTTTTGAATTCTGATAAAGTCATCCAAGATAGCTATTTTTATCAAGATTATTCTTATGAAATAAGAACTGGTTTAAGTTTAGAAACATATAAAGATATTTTCTATTCAACATTCCATACAGCTGGATCTGCTCTATTCGGAAGATATGAGCTTCAGCCGTTTGTTCTACCCAGCGCAATAGAACTGAATTATGACGCTGTTGCAAATACTTCTTGGCCTCTTTATATAACCTGTGATATTTTAGATCACAGGGTCAGCGCTGATGTTTATTACGAGGAACTACCAAACGGCACTACTTTACCAGGTGTAATTTTGACCGTGGACCAATATGTGTTCGCTAACAATTATTTTGGGGCTGATATAAATACAACATATTCAGACAACAGAACAATAACTTCCGATAGAATATCAGAAGATTTACCATCTTAATTTAGTCATAGGGGATTTAAATTGGCAAGACAAGTAGTTAACGTGGGAAGTAGCCCAAATGATGGAACTGGCACTCCACTTAGAGATGCTATGGTTATCATCAATGATAACTTTTTAGAACTTTATACCAATCCGGTTGTTAATACAGCGATCACAGTCGGTAACTCTTCAGTAAATACTGTAGTTAATTCGACCTCTTTGGTATTTGGAAACAATTCCTCTACCATAAGAATCGGAAATACTTCTATAAATGCTGTTGCCAACAGTTCCGGGTTTTTCACAGGCAATGGAACGGTGACAGCAAATTCTATAAGTGTTACATCTAATACAGTAAATATTGGTTCTTATACAGCTGCAGCCAATGGTTACACATATCTGCCTAATGGGTTCAAAATGAATTTTGGGTATGTGCTTGCTAACTCTGCTGTTGGAAACGCTACATTTGCGAATGCATTCACTACAGGTCCATACGTTGTTACAGCAACATCTAATATAGCTGCAGCAACTTATGAAGCTGCTGTTATTGCAACTAATACGAGTGTTGCTGTTATCAGAACATCAAACGCAACTTTGTCTAATGTATATTACATTGCTATAGGAAGATAAGGTATTTAAATGTCTGGAGTATTACAACCTTTTTATAGAAAGGCTCTAATAGATGAAATGCTTGATAATGTTAAATCAAACACTTCATATTATTACGCTGTCGCTTCTAATCCTATAGAAAGAGTTGGACCGCTTTCTAACACTACTGCTGACGATTATAACACCCAATTTGAATCAGATTGGTTAATGTTGTTTGGTAAAAAATTAATAATATCAAATTTTGCACCTTTGATAGATAATAATATTTGGGCCAATGGTGTTGTTTATAGAATGTATGATAACAACGATGCAAATCTATATTCTAATAATAAATTTTATGTAATATCCACTCCAGATTATACTGGCGGTTCTTATGACATTTATAAATGCATCGATAATGCTAACAATTCCCCTTCTACTGTAAAACCTTCTATACCACAAGTAACTTCTTTCGAAACATCTGATGGATATGTTTGGAAATACATCACCTCTGTTCCATATAGAGTTTATAAGATGTTTTCTACAAACGATTATGCTCCAGTATATGCAAATAGTGTAACTTCTTTATATGCTAATGTTTACTGTGGTGTAGAAAAAGTAGTTATATCAAACGCTGGTTCTGGATATTCCACTTATCATGATGGAATCATTCTTTCTGCCAATAGTACTGTTGTTCAGGTTGGTAACACTGCAAGTAATGCTTCTGGGTTTTATACTAATAGTGCAATTTATATCTATAATACTACAGCAACTACTTCTCAGATATTCCAGATTTCAAACTATGTTTCTAATAGCGTAGGTAAATGGGTATACTTAGAAGGCGAGGCTAATACAACCAATATCGTCCCAGAAGCAACACAATATAAAATTTCCCCAAGAGTTGTGTTTGTTACTGATGGAGGCACACAACCTTCCGCTTATAGTTTAGTAAATACTTCCACTAATTCTATCAGCGATATTGTAATGCTTGATATTGGCGCTGATGTTTCTTGGGCTAATGTATATATTACATCTTCTGTTGGTTCTGGTGTTAATGTTTATGCTATTGTTCCTCCTCCAGGAGGACATGGTTCCGACCCAGTTTCAGAACTAAATGTAAAAGCATTAGGTATCAATTTTCATTTTGCTAATAGTGAGATCAGCACTATTCCTGATAATATCTTGTATAACAAGGTTGGTATAATTAAAAATCCATATGGACTATATGCTAACGGTGCCAAAAGTAATGTTGCCTATACCTCTGCAACATTTAGTCAAACTTTAGACGCAAATCTATTGAATCCGGTCTCGTTCACTGTTGGAGATAGAGTTTATGGAAACACTAGTAATGCTTATGGCATCGTAGCCTTTGCCAATACGTCAAGAATAAAGGTCGTAGGCGACAAAACTTTCACAAACGGGGAATATGTTTTATCTAGCGATTCTTCTATAAGCTCTGAGATAGACATTATTGATAATGGCTCTATTTACGCCAAAGACATAAAACCGTTATACGTCCAAGATATAAATAACGTAAATAGATCCAATTCTCAAACAGAATCTTTTAAGCTGGTTATTGAGATTTAATAACAGGAACTTATAATGCCATTAAAGACTGATTTTAACGTAGCTCCATATTACGACGATTATAATGTAGATAAAAATTATCATCGTATTATGTTTCGTCCTTCTGTTGCTGTTCAAGCGAGAGAATTGACACAACTACAGACTATTTTACAGAATCAGATTGAAACATTTGGTAGCTGGGCTTGGAGAAGCGGAGACGTCGTTAAAGGTTGTACTGTAACAGATCTTCCAAAAGTTCCTTATATTCGTCTAATGGATTTTGCTTCAAACGGTTCTGCTAATACAGCAACCCTAGACGTTACAGAATATATCAATGCGATTGCAACCAGTGTTACAAGTAATTTGACCGCCAAGGTTCTTTATGCTAATGCTGGTTTTTCTAGCAATTATCCAGACAATAATATCCTTTATCTAAAGTATCTTGATACTGGCGAAGGCGGAGAGACTGTATTCTCTAATGGAGAACTTCTTACTTTTCATCAGGTTACACCGCAAGGTAATGTTTCTCTTGCTAATGTATATACTTGGGCAAACGTTCTTACTGACACATATACTTCTGGCGAGGCTCATGGTATTACTTGCAGTAATGGTATTATCTTTATTAATGGTTTCTTTATTAAAGTTCCTGAAGAAACTTTTGGCCTAGTTAACAACTTCAATACATACGCTTCTAATAACGTAGTTGGTTTCACTCTAGTGGAACAAATTGTTACTGAAACCCAAGATACTAGTCTGCTAGACAACGCTCTTGGTTATCCTAATGAAAATGCGCCTGGAGCTCATAGATTAAAACTGGTTCCAAAACTAGTTTCTCTATCACAAGAACAAGCATCATTAACTGAAGATTTTAACCCTATTGCTTTCTACAATTATGGATCTTTGGTTGCCAAAGTAAATCCATCAGTCAATGTTTATTCTATTGTTGGTGATATTCTAGCCACTAGAACATACGAAGAATCAGGTAACTATATTGTTAAAAACTTTACCATTGATACGCTAACATCAGTTCTTGGAAACGAAATTGCTCCATCAAGTTCTAATAATGTTCTTGCCAGAGTAAGCCCCGGCATAGGATATGCTCAGGGTAACAGAGTTGAGCTATTAAAATCTGCTCATATTAATATGCGCCGTGGTGTTGACACTACCGTTAACAAATCACAGATAATAAGTTTCAATTATGGTAGCTTCTTTGCTCTTAAAGAAGTTGCAGGAACATTTTTGACAGACAAAGCACAGACAGTAAAATTATATTCTGCCGCTCAACAAGCTGTCACAAACAGAACCTATTCTTCAGTATCACCAGCTGGAACATACATTGGGACAGCTAAAGCTAGATGTTTCACATATAATGCAGGCGTTGTTGGTTCTGCTTCTGCAGAATATTTGTTACATGTATTTGATGTTCAGCTATTGAGCGGATACAGCATCAATCAGATCAAATCAATATATTACGATGGAACTAATAAGGCTGTTGGCGACGTTGTCTCTAATGGCACTGTTGATTCTCAGAATAAGATGCAACTTTATAGTTTCGGCGTTCCTGGTATTAAGAACCTAAGAGACGCTGGAAATAATATCAACACTGATTACACATATAGAACCACAAACTCTTCATGTCAAATGTTGAGTACTGGTCTGATTGTTGTTAGAGCTCCTGGTTCTCAGGCTGGTGGTTCTGACATATTAACATACGGTTCAAATACAACTCTATCCGATTCTTCTGCTTCTGAAATTGTTGTTACATTCTCAGCTAATGCAGATTCTTCTGCGCTAACTGGTAATGTAACAGTATATAATACCTCAACAAACGTTGTTGGTTCTAGCACTACCTTTACTACAAACTTCAAGCCAGGAGATAATATTAGAGTTGGTGCCAGTGATGTAAGAACTGTAACAAGTGTAACTAATGCTACATTCCTTAACGTTGATGCTGCATTCGGTGCAAATGCTGCTGGTCAAACTTATTACAAGAGATATCCAAAGGGCAAAGTTCTTCAGATTGCAAGATCAACTGTTGGTCCAAACGCATACGTTACTGTAACAAATACAACTTCTTTCAATGTTTACTCTGGCGAATTCCCAAGCGCCACAGTAGGCGTAGAAGTTTCGTTCAATATGCAGAGAACTGTTGCTAACCCAGCCTCAAAGGCCATACGTAAAAATAGATACGTAAAGATAAACACTGCAACAAATCCAAAGGGCCCATGGTGCCTTGGTTACAGCGACGTTCATAGAGTTCGTAAAATTTACGGTTCAGCAACTACTAGCTTTACAAACGCTAATGGTATCATTGCTGTAGATCTAACATCCAATTTCAGTTATGATACAGGTCAGCAAGACACTCATTACGGTCTAGCTTATATTTACGCTAAATCTAGTTATAGTCAGTCTAGCTACCCATATCTATTGGTCGAACTTGATTATTTTGCTGCTAACACTTCGGCTGGCGTTGGATTCTTCACTGTTGAATCTTATCCCGTTGACGATGCTAATACAGCTAATACAAGCGCCATCCAAACTAAAGACATTCCGCTTTATGTGGCTTCTACTGGTTCTAGAATTTATCTAAGAGATGTTGTAGATTTCAGAACACCTTGTGCTATCACAGCTAACGATACTGGTATTATCACAAACCTATCAAACGCTGCATTGATTAATACTGCGGTTTCTTATGCAACTTTGAATCCTTCTTCAACAGTTTCTCTTAATATACCAATTGATGGGTTGAATTTCCCAACATATGGTAAGAATCTAGAAGCTGACTATACCATGTATTTGCCAAGAAAAGATCTGTTGTTAATGACACCAGAAAACACTTTGAAAGTAAAGGAAGGCGTATCAAGTATCAGCCCACAGACTCCGTTGTATCCAGAAAATGCAATGGCTTTGGCTGTATTAAATGTTCCTGCTTATCCTTCTCTTTCTGGTGACCAGATTGATGAATTCCAGTCAATCAATCAGAACGCTGTAAATCTAATTAGAGATACTTCTACTGCTGTAACCAGTAGCCTTGTAACTAATCGCAGATATACCATGAAGGATATTGGCACCCTAGATAACAGAATTACAAATCTAGAGTATTATGCACAGCTTTCTCTATTAGAAAAAAAGGCCAAGGATCTAACTGTAACAGATAGTTATGGTCTTGATAGATTCAAAAATGGTATCTTCGTTGATCCGTTTACTGATTTCGGTCTAAGTGATGTATCTAATCCAGAATTTGCTATTGCAATTGATTCTGATATTGGTGTAGCAAGACCAAGAATCACAAGAGAAATTGTTAATATTCGTTTCAATTCTGCAGCTTCTTCAAATGTTGTTCAAACTGGTAGATTGATAACACTTCAGTATGATTCTGTGTCATTCATATCACAAAGATTTGCAACCAAATATCGTTCTTCTGCATTAGTTGCATACGCTTGGAACGGTCAGGCGCAATTAATACCTTCATATGATAATAACATTGACACCAACCAAACAGCGTCAGTTAATATGACAGTTGATATGACTGCACCATGGAGAGAATTCGCTGCAAGTCCTTTCGGCACTCTATGGGGTGATTGGAGAACTAGAACAGACGTTTCTAGAACCACGGTAATCACAGGAACTGCATCAAGTCTAGTTTATGATTCTTGGGGTAGATTAGTAAGCTCAACGCCAATTATTGGACCATCAACAACTACTACTTCTTGGAGTACAGGAGACACTCAAACAGTTCAAAGCTCAGTTGCAGCAACAGCGCAACAAAGTTTGACCGAAGCACAAAGAGTTTCAGGAACAATAGGTTTGACTGCCGCAAGTAATACTACTACTGTCACCACAACAGTTGATGCAACTAGAAATCGTTTGCTACAGTTTATAGCTGGTGGCGTAAGCTTGTCTAACCTCTTGTCGTTGCTTTGATAAATAACTATAAATAATGATTATTAGGAGAAATTTAAATTGGCAGCAGTAAATACAACATCTACTACAACAACAGTAACTAATACCAGAGATGGTACTCAGATTACTGTTACGCCTCAGACTGATCTTCAACAGGTAGGTAATTTTGTTACTTCTGTTTCCAATCAACCATTTATCGCCAATAGAATTGTTTCATTCGTCGCATACAATATGCGCCCTAATCAGAGATTGCATTTTTTCTTTGATAGTATTAATGTTGATGCTTATTGCGCTCCAGCGCAGAGAACAGGCAGCACAGCTAATACATACCAGATACCATTAAATGCTGCAGATTATACAATTGTACCAAAGGGCGGTAATTGGGGAGATGCAATCTATTCTGATAAATGGGGTAGAGTAGCAGGACAGTTCAATATTCCTGCAGGTAAATTCAAAACAGGAGATAGAGCGTTCCAAATAGCAGACGTAGACAGTTTGGCTTTGGGTAATGATGCTCTCACTTCTTTGGCTTCTGTGGTATTCACCGCTTCTAACTTGAGCGTGACCAAACAAGCTACCACTTTAACAACTGTGACTCCGGATTTAGGTTTTGTTCCTGTAACACAAACCGTAGTTCAGAGTAATACAGTAACATCACAAACTAATATTCTAGATGTCGTTACTATTCTGCCTCCTCCGCCACCTCCACCTCCTCCAATTTGGTTGTTCTTTTTAGAACCGTTAGCGCAGGCGTTGACAATTAATACTCCAAATGGAGAAGCAGGAATATACGCCACAGCTCTAAGACTTTTCTTCAAACAAAAATCACAGATAAGAGAAAATGGTGTAACAGTATATCTTTGTGAAACTGAAAATGGATACCCAAATGGCGATGTGATCTTACCATTTTCCAAAGTTCATAAAAGTTACGATGAAATAAACATTAGCGCAGATGCTACAAATCCGACTACATTTACTTTTCAATCTCCAGTTTTTTTGATGAATGGCAAAACATATGCTTTCGTGGTAAGACCTGACGCAAACGACCCAGATTATCATGTATGGACTTGTAATCTCGGAGACGTTGATATTGAAACTGGTTATCAAGTGTACAGTCAGCCCGTAGTGGGGACAGCTTTTTATGGCGCCACCGAAAAACAATGGACTGCTCTTCAGGAAGAATACGTAAAGTTCAATTTATATAGAGCAAATTTTAAGACCAATGAAGGTCAGGCTGTATTCTACAACAGTAATAACGAATATGTTTCGGTATATAACGTAGGTTACGTCAATACTAGTGCAAGTATCATTTCCGGAGATGTCGTATTCAAATCAACAAATTCAACATCAAATGCTACTGGTGGAACGGTCAATACTAGTGTTTATGCTACAATCAATTATTATGATGCTGTTAAGAACATTCTATATTGCGATTCTTCTACTGGTAATTTTAGCGGTAACTCTTATGTTCAGATTCATAGATTTAGTAACACAACGATTTCAAGCCCAAATAACACAACTCTGATTGCATACGCTAATAGTGGCACATTATACAATCCAGTAGTAGACGCTGTTGTTCCACAGTTGGCATTTATTACCCCTGCAGGAACAACTTTGGACCTCTATTATAGAGGTACAAGTAATACATACTCGGTTGATACTTTGGACAACAGAGTAACTCCTGGTTATGAATCTGAATTCTACGACAGAGAAAGAATAGTTGCTAGTAGATCAAACGAAATTACTAGCATGAGTGGCGCTAAATCGTTCACTTATAAAGCTAGAATGGTCAGTGATAGTGCTTTCCTTTCTCCTGCTATTGACACTGTCAGAGATCAGCAGTTAGTAATTAAAAATGAAATTGATCCGGTCAATTTCCAATACGACGAATTCTTTAATTCTGGTGATGCGAAATCAAAATATGTATCAAAGGTTGTCAGCCTTGCTGCAGGTCAAGATGCAGAGGACATTCAAGTTGTTCTAACTGCGTTCAGACCAGTTGGTTCAGAAGTAGAAGTTTGGGTCAAGTTCCTTAATGGCGAAGATCCAGAACCAATTTCTCAGAAAACATGGACTCCTTTGATCAATAGTTCTTTGGATTATTATTCAGATCCAAGTAACCCAAGCGATTTTAAAGAATATACATTTACAACCTCTTCAAACTATCCTGCTCTTAAAATGACAGGAACAGTAACATGCAATACTGCTTGCACAACAGTCGTTGGCACAAGCACTCTATTTACAACTGAGTTGAGTCCTGGTTGGTTTATGTATGCTATACCAAATGACACTACTATTAACACTATTTACAGCAGAAAGATTATTAGTATAACTAGCAATACTAATCTAACTCTAGAATCAGCACCTAGTTCTAATGCTACTGCGCAGACTGCTTATTTGGCTTTCCCTCCGACTACAGCTTTCATGTCTAGACAAAACGTCACTCAATTAACAGGTAATGTTACTGTATCGACAACCAATAACGCTGTTATCGGAAACGGAACAACTTTCATTACAGACTTTAGACCTGGAAATATTGTTCAAGTCGCCAACGATTCGCAGATAATTGTTTCTGTTGCTAATAACACATATTTGACTGTAGGAACTCCATGGAGTTCAAACGCTTCTGGGGCTAATGTTTATTTCGAGAGTCCTTTAGGGTTGACTTATTCTAGTTTGGACGGTAAGACATATACTTCGTTCAAACAATTCCAAATTAAAATCGTTCTCAAATCAAATGATAGCTCAAAAGTGCCTATTATCGATGATTTAAGAGCTCTAGCATTACAGATGTAAAAAATGGAAAATAAATATTATAAAACAGATTTCGAAGGAATCGTTAAAGACCCAACCAGCGGGGCTATACTTAATGTCGATAATCAAAAACTTTCTGCGTATAAAAAACAAAAACAGATGTTTATAGACGGTATGAAGAACTCAGAAAGAATTCAAAAGGTGGAACAAGATTTAGAAGAGATAAAGAATATGCTCGGCCAACTCTTAAAAAGAAGTTAATAAATGACAGTAAATATTTCCAATGTAGGAACAAATAACACTTTTGATTTCTGGCGTAATAGAACCAATGAACTGGCTTACACTTTCTCAGTGTTGGCCGTTACAGCAAATGGTTCTAATGCGGCAGCTGGTAATGCAGCTATTACTGGTAAATTTACTGCTGATTCTTTGGTTATTAACACCACAGCACATGTTAATAATTCTTTATTGATTGGTAATAACAGTGTAGATATTTACAACTTTACATATGTTAACACTTCGGCGATTTCTATTGGTAATTCTACAGTAAATTCTTATTTGGACTCTGAATCTCTAAACACTTATGCTGTTTATGTCGGTTCTAATGTCGTTGTTAATACCAACCAACTATACATAACTCATACTGGTGCCGCCACAACCAATCTAATAGCTAACAGCACTACATTACTTTTCAGATCTAACACTACTGTCAATACAATAGCCAATTCTACTCTATTGCAGATTACAAATGGCGCTGCATTAGCTGTAATGAATTATAATTCTCTTTCAATTGGCAATTCTTTAGTAAATAGCACTTCTATTTCAATGGTCGGTTCTAACAGCCTTTTTGCTAATACACAGGCTGTGACCGTTGGTGCAAATGTGTTTATGAACACATCAACTATTGTTATCGGTAATACAACAACAAACGTATTATCTAATTCTAGTTCAATTCTTGTTGGTAATACAACCATAAACACTTTTGCTAATTCTTCATTAGTGAAGGTTGCGAATTCTACTATTTCGGCTAATATCACCCCAGTAAGTTTTGCTGTAGGGACTTCATTAGTCAACAGCACAATTATTACAACTGGCTCCGGTGGTTTAGTTGCTAATACTTCTGCTATTACAGTTGGTTCAAACGTTGTAGCAAACACTTCTCAATTCTATGTTGCAATTGCAACTTCTAATGTCGTAGTAAACGCTATAGCTGTTGACGTTGGTAACAGCACCGTAAATGCGTTGTCTAATGCTACTTTAATAAGAATTGCTAATTCTACTGGTTCAGCTAACCTAAATCCAA